ACATGCCAAGCATTCTACACCTTCTAGGTTAATGCGTGGTATTTTTATATTAACATTCTCTGCGTTACGTGCCGCATCCGATCTTAAATAGTAAAGCGATTTTAAATTCTTAGCCCCCGCCCAGTGAACATCATTAACATATTGTAAAAATTCATCGTGGATTTCCTGCGGCTCAGTGGCCTTGGGAGGAGCAAAAAATAAATTTACGCTTTGGCTTTGGCAAATATACGCTTGGCGCTGATGGGCGTGTTCGACCACCCATATTTGATTTATCTCTGGAGCTGTCTTAAATACTTCTTTTTCTATATCCGTTAGGAAATCCAGATGTTGGACAGACCCATCGTGGGCAGAAATATCTTTCCATATTTCTATAGTATTCTTGCCCTTATCTTCTAAAAGGTTTTCAAAATATTTATTTTGAACCTTATAAGATCCTGTCAAAGTTTTGTGAGTGTATACATTAGCCCTCGCTGGCTCAATGCTAGGGCTTGTGCCGTTACATACAATAGAACTAGAGGCATTAGGAGCAACAGCAAGAAGATGAGCATTACGAAGTCCGCTCCCAACCATGTCAGGTGCCTCCCCCCGCGTTTCAGCAAGATCCGTACTTGCCTCAACAGCCTTTGATTTGATGTGGCTAAATACTTGATGGTTAAACGAACTCGCATATAGGCCCTCGAAAGGTATGAGTTTGCTTTGTAAGTAGCTGTGGAAACCCATTGCTCCAAGACCGATGCTCCTTTCTCTGTAAGCCGAATAAGCCGACTTTTTATATCCATTTTTTCCCTCCTTAATATAATTTTTAAAGCGATCTGATCCTGCTCTGTAAGTTCCAAGCTCGTCGGTATCAACTGCACTCTCGATAAAATGCTCTAGGATATTATCCAGCATTGTAACTAAATCTTTTATAAATAAATCGTCGTCTTTCCACTCGTCAAAGGTTTCTAAATTAACACTTGACAGGCAACATACGGCTGTGCGTTCTTCGTTTGTGGGTAAGGTTATCTCTGAACAAAGATTACTCTGTTTAATTTCAAGTCCTAATTCCTTTTGCTCTTTGGGAAGATGTTCGTTGCAATTATCTATATTAATAATATAAGGTTCGCCTGTCTCCGCACGGGTATGTATAATTTGCCACCATAAATCTCGGGCGCTGATACTCTTAACTGCCTCTTTTGATTTAGGATCTATAAGCCGCCAGTCTTTGTCTTCACTAACAGCATCTAAAAACTCATGTGTAATGTTAATAGCATTATGTAAATTTAGACACTTGCGGTTTAAATCTCCGCCTGTGCTTTTACGCATGGCTATAAACTCTTCAACCTCTGGATGGCTTATGTCCATGTACGCCGCGTAACTCCCCCTACGGGTAACTCCTTGGTTGAACGCTAGCATTTGGGAATCTACAACGTGCATGAAAGGGATAGATCCAGTAGACTTGCTGCCGCTAGAAGTCCCAGTACCATTACTCCGAACATCACCCCAATACCCGCCGACACCTCCACCTGCGCTTGCCAGCCATATGTTTTCGTCATAGTGGTCAGACAAACCACTCCTTGAATCAGGAACATAATTGAGAAAACAGCTAATGGGAAGGCCGCGTGAGGTTCCCCCGTTAGAAAGTATAGGGGTGCTAAACATAAACCAGCAAGAACTTGCGTAGTTATAAAGTCTTTGTGCAAGATCGTAATCAGTAATTCCCTTATACGTAGCACCGAATATAGAAGCCCTAGCAAAAGCGTGTTGAGCATGAGTTTCGTTCTCCCAAAAATATCTATCTTGAAGGGTATTAATTGAAAATTGACCTAAGTTATTCTCCTTGTTCAAATCTATCTGTATTCCGAGATATTCCTGCGTCCTTAAAGTCATTTTCGTGATCCTTTTTTTCTTTTATATGTCTCTTTGTTTTCTGTTTATTTTTAGCATTTCGATTTCTATGAAATCTAGCTATCCTTTCTGCTTTCCTGTCTACGCTCACTTTGTTTCTCCATTAGGTCTTCACTTTTTTTATAAAACCGTAGTAGTCTTTCTTCATACCATCTGGCCTTCATCATGTCTTCTATCGGCTGTTTCTTATATCTGAACCGCCATCTGTATTTTAATGAGTTTCCGCGTAAGTACCCTATAAATTCTTCGGGGGTTAACATAGCCTCTATAGCTTCGATGCATTCTATGTCACCGTTATTGTAATGAGGCGGATGATTAACAACATCCCCATTAAACTTTTTTTTATTTTTCTTCTTTATATATTTATACTCTTCTAGGTCGTTCGCAAATTTTTCAGGTTTTCCCCATCCTTCAATAGCCATACTTTGACTCCTCGTTGTCTATCGCCTGTTGTCTTTCAATGAAATCTTCTGAGTTTTTAACTTTTATGTCTATCCATTCATCTGGTAGTGTGTGTTCAGTGAACCATCTAAATTTATTTGCTGCGGCCCACTCGCCGTGTGATCGTTTAGTGCCGTCTTTTCTTATTTTAGATCCGGGCATTGGGGCGGTTGGGTCGGCAAACAGGAAAACCAGTTCCGTATTTTCAGGTAGGTTGTTGCGTACCCATTTGTATTTGGAGTATTCAGCGTAGTCCCAGAAGCGACCCTTGGATTCTAACAGAATTTGCTTGTCTTGTAAAGTCCTAGTGAAGTCCGGCTCGTAAAAATGTTTTACGGTGTATTCAACTTTATCCGTGTGGTGGTCCCAATCTTTTAACAAGGTATCATGTAAAACATACTCCCATATACTATCATACCCTTTAACTTTTTTCTGCTGTGGGCGCCTAGCTCTTGGTTTTCTTTTCAATGTAATTCCCTGTCATGCTTTTCTATCTCCTGTAATACGGCGTCCCGTAAAAAAAGTAATTCATCAAACTCTAACTTGCTTCCACGCTCTTGAATAGCAAAGGCAAAGGACATTATAATATGTTCAATCGGGTATTTTGCCGGTTCTGTTTCTTTAAAATCCATACTAAATCTCCCAGAGTAATATTTTCTAGCCTCGCCCCTTTCCTTAGTAGTTTTTTAATATTTTGTTTCGCCCATCGGTGCGTGTAGAACGATAAGTAACAGGTTCTGTTAACTAAAATATATTCTTCTTTTGGAAGTAAAGACTTATAATTTTCTTTTGTTACCTTATCTTTGTCGTCTTCATTCACAATATCTTTTAACCATTCAACTAATAAGTTGGCGGCTTTGATATTTATTTTCTTGACGAGCCGTCCCTTCATGCAGCTATTTCTTCTACTTTAGGCTCGTACTTGACTCGCGTTAAGTATTCAATTCCCTTTGCGTATTTAAACAAGCGTAAGCCGCTGCCGTCGTTAGCATCCTTATGGCATTCGATCTTATGGGGGCAGTATACGCAGCCCCGAGGCAGCTTCATGTTGCCCTTAGTTCCTGCTGGAATTGGGCTATAACATTTATCAGGAATTTTATTAAATTTAAATATATTTAAAATTTTATTTATTATATTTTCTACATTTGGCTTATCTAAATCTTCAGGTTGGTACAGCGCAAGCTCTCCAGATTCTTTATTGATGGCTAAAAATCCACCCTTATCTGTACCTTCTGCCTGTTCGTACCCCGCAAGCTGGCTCATGTAGCCGAAGGGATCGTCCTCCCGCAGCGTTCCGTTTTTAAATTTCTTAAACGCGAACCCCGAGGCTGTCTTTATATCTATAACCTCCCCGTTTATTTTACAATCTATATGCCCCTTCACCCCATTAACAGTTACTTCTTTTTGTTGGTCAGTAACGTTATGCTCGGATAGTTTAACTAAGAAGATTAGAACTTCTTCTAAGAGATGACCATATAAAAACTTGATTAGCGTAGGTGCATCTGGGGTAACTCTCTTTGAACTTTTTCTTGTGTAGTATAGTTGCCTTGCGGGTCTACCAATGTTAGACATTCTAAGAAGAAACCCATCGTCGGGCTTAGGTGTGGCCCAATCTTCTATAGCCCTCTTAATTCCAGTCGCTAAAGATTCCAAACATTCATCTGGAATACTTTTATCTCCTGAATTTAGATCAGAAACGGTTTTATAAATATCGTTAACTAATGTTGATAGATTTTTCTCTGTAGAGTTCTTCATAAAATTTTCCAACCTTTTTAATTTGGTTTGGTGTAGCTTGATTTTTAATTGAGTTAGCCATCATGCAAACAACTATTACATTATCTGGTTCGTAGCCTCTCTTGGTATCTATTCGATCTAGACTGGGTGAATTATACCAACACGTTGTACCAACTTCAAATGGTATGTCAAGTATCGGACACTTTTCTCCCATATGAATATCTTCTGCTTTTAAATCAAAGAAAAGATTTTTACGTTTAGCCCTCTGCTTCGCGCTCCTAACCATTTGTAATCTGTACTCTCTGTTATAAGGGTCGGACTCAATACGCTCATAGCGTTCTCTTCGCTCTTCTTTAGTCCGTCGTTTCATTTCAATTATCTCCCATTAACTTTAGTGAGTTTCACTCCAGTTTTCTCCAAATTTGTACTGAGCATCTAAAGGACAATTTAAATTATAATATTCTCCGGCAGATTTGATAGCATTAATTGCTAAATTTCCAAGCCTATTAACATCCGCACCCCACGTTTCTATTTGCCATTCATCGTGAACATTAGCTACACAATGGGCGTCAATACTATTAGTATTTATAGATTCATTGAGAATTATTAAAGCACGTTTCATTACAATTGCACCCGCTCCTTGTAATAAGGAATTTAACGCGGAGTGGGAACTTCGTATAAATATCTTGCGTCCATCTAATCCCGTGATGAATCCCTTTTGTTCAGCCGTTCTTGTAATTCTATTTCTAAGAGATTTAAGTGTCGGGAGATTAGCAAAAAAAGATTGCTTAATTCGTTTACCTTCTGCTTTGCTTCCGCCAACCACACTTCCAATTTTACCATCTCCTGCTCCGTAGAGGAGTGCATATATGAAAGTCTTTGCCTGATTTCTTGATTGCAATCCTGCCCTAGCCTGATTAGCCGTGTGAATATCGCCGTTGAGAATGTCATTAATAAACTCCTTATCATCAAGATAATGTGCTAGCATTCGTAATTCTAAACCGCTTGCATCTACGCCCACTAGTTTGTAGCCCCTTGGCACTGTCCAACAGGACCTACATTCTTTGCCGTAGGGTGATGAAAGGCTAGGCACTTGGGCCATGTTAGGATCCCTATGCGACATTCTACCGGTAATTGTACCATTACTTATTACTGATCCGTGGACGCGCTTCCCATCCAGAAACACAAGCCACGACTGCACTTGAGCTATTCTCTTTTGAAGCATAAGATACTTAGCTATAATCGCGGCCTCTGGAATATCTTTAACTGTTGCTAATACTTTTTCATCTACCTTTGGTTGGCCCGTAGGCGTAAAGTGTTTTGGTTTCCATCCGAAATCTTGTAGGTACTCCCCTATTTGCTGCCGTGATCCAAGTTTAAATTCTTCTTCTGTAGTCCGAACAATCTTATCTGAACCACATTTTTTTAATTTGTTATACTCTTCATCTGTTAATCTAGTTTGCTTATCTTCGTCATCGATGCCTAGCTTCTTGAGAACCCCGCTCTTTGTATGCTGCGGATATATATTGCGTTCAATTATTTTTGGTTTAAATGTTTCGTGAACTAAAGATTCGGCAGCAGATAACTCACTTGTGAACTCGTCAAGAAGAGACAGCGTAAGTTTTTCATCCAAGATGAAGCCGTGATCACGCTGGTCCGTCACAATTTTATAAACTTCTGTTTCGAGGTTAACACTTTCGGAAGTAAAGCCCTTGCTCTCCCGTTTTAATTCTTCATAAACTTTAAAATTTAAAATAACATCGTGAGCGCAATACTTCAGCATGTCCTCGCTGAATACATCATACTCATTAAACTCTATCTTAGGGAATTGCAGCTTGTATCCCCACGCCTCTAGACTATGGGAAGCCCTAACCGGATTAAATAATCTTGAAAGTACAAGAGTATCTATAAGCTTTTTATCAAGCAAGTCAACGCCATGTAGCCTCCGTATTACAGGTATATCAAACCCAATTATATTGTGGCCTATTAATTTGTCGGCGGTTTTAAGTAGAGAAATACCCTCGCCTATGTTAGATGGTCTAAAGTTAAATTGCTCTTGAGAGTCTACATCTAGAATAGATATACAAAATATCTTGGTCGGCTGTAGGCCATCAGTTTCAATATCAAAAACTAAAGACTTCATAGTTCAACTCCATCTTCATGGTCAATGAATGATTCTGTAAGTCTACCAGTTTCTTTATCATACACTAAATGTGTTGCCATACCAACATCTCCAGTATACCTACTCTTCAATACCCGGATGTGTGTTGTGTTAGCCTCCTCCGGGTCTTCTGCTTGTTGATCGCGCTCTAAAGCTATAACGCAATCAGATAATTGAGCAATACTTTGAGAGCCTCGCAGGTGTGACAGGCTTACAGCTATTCCATTCTCATGCCCACGGTTGCTATCGACCCGCCGTAAGTGACTTACTAAAATTAAACCTACGCCCGTCTCTTCAACAATACTTCTAAGCCTAGTCATAATATTATCGATGGCTCGGCGCTCATCACCATCAACCATCGCACTAACTAGCATATGTAAATGATCCACTACCACCCACTTACATGAGCATCCAATGATTAAAAATCTAAGCTTACTAAAAATTTCATCAAGGTCTGTAATTCCAAAATGGCTATGGATCCAAACCCGATCTTTATTATTTCCACTATACAAGGCATCAAAATATTTATCTAAATCTTCTTGGGAAAAACCTTCGCGGACTTGATCAATGTACAATCTAGCGTTAGCTTCGATAGAAAGTATACCATCTACCGTTCGCCTCCAATCTTCCTCAAGAGCTATAATACCTACGTTGTCCTGCGTTTGTGTAATAAGCCAGTGTTCTAATTCACGGGTGATACTAGACTTACCTAATCCTGTACCTCCCGTAAGCGTCACTAGCTCACCACTACGTAAGCCATACAACTTATCATTTAATCCTGACCACGGATAAGGAACGCTGTCCCGGTGTTCACGATTATTAAATTTTTCTTTTTGTTCTGATATATTTAAAACACCGGAGGGTGTGTATAATTTTGCGCCCCACCAAGCATCTATATAAGACTGCGCTCTTCCAACGCGCAGCATTTCGTTAGCATCTTTGAAGTCATCAGGCATCACAAGAATCTTAGCTTTTCCCGGTGTCAATAGCCGTGCAACCTTTTTTGCTGCATCTTGCCCCGCCTTATCATTATCAAAATTTATTATAATGGTTTCAAATTTTTCTAAAAATTCAATAGAGTTTTTTGCATCTCTAACTGCTCCGGCGGCTCCGCTTTTAAGCGAAACAACAGGCCATTTAGATCCTTGTAATTCATACGACGCCATCGCGTCACATTCACCTTCTACAAGAGTAATAAACTTACCCGAATCTTTAAACATAGCTTCTCCGAACAAGCCAGTACCTTGGGAACTTCCACGCCATGCGAAGTGCTTGTCTGAAACTTCTCGGATTTTATAACTTGTGATTTCTGAAGCGATGTAATAAGGGTAGAAGTGTTTAAGGATTTTGCCATCGGCGCTTGTAACGGCCTTAACATTATATTTTTTTGCAGTCTCTAAAGAGATCCCACGGTCGGTAAGCGCAACAAAATTACCTTCAACATGATTAGTTGAATTATTTTTATGCACTTTAAATTCTTTAATATTATTTTCTGGTAACACTCCTGTAAGTTCTTGGTAATTATTTATTCTCTTGTCACAACTGAAGCAGTATGCAGAGCCGTCGTCATTGATGCTTGCTGCATCGCTTGAATTGCACAAGGGACACGGCTGATGGAATTTAACAAAAGCCAAGTGATTTCTCCTGTGATTAAAAAGAGGCAGTTTACGGACATACCGAGGTCGTAATACTAAAGGCTGGTCAGCGTGTCCGGCTCTTCTATAACTTCACTGTCCATGTGATCTCCCAACGTGCTACGCATTTCGTCAGATAATTGTTCATTTATTTTCTGGCTTAATGCAATAGTGGCGGCTTGCAATATAGTTATTTTTCTAGTAAGCAAATTAATTTCCTGCTTACTTTCAACTAAACAAGCGAACGCTACCTTAGCCTCATCAGTAAACTTATTTACTGTATACTGCTTGTTATCCAGAGTATAGATAATATTTTCTGTACTCACAACTCATCGACCTCCTCTTCTCCGGGCAGTACATCAAACTCGTCGCCATCGCCCGAACTAAATTGAATTAGATCAAGTACCTGTACGGCCTGTAGCTCAAGGCCCTTAAATTCTTGACCGTTTCGGTCGATCTTCCAAGGCTTCGCTTGAACTCTTACCTTAGACCCATTACCTACCAGACAGTCCAGCTCGTTTTTATTTCTATCCATGAGCTTTGGTGCCTTGCGTACCATGCCATTATTACCATTGACTAGGCGTTTAATTGTTACCGTCGCGCCTTCGTCTTTGTCTTTAACAGTGATGCCTTCAGCCCTTAGCTGATCAGCAGTACCATCATCCACTACTAAATCGATTGTATACTTGGGTTCAAACCGAGTATTCGGTGTAGTAACAGATGCCCAATATGCTATGCCTTCGTAAACCATAGGTCGTTTTCTCCGTGTTGGTTTTGACAGCCGCCATTATATCACAAGTTGTGGCCCCTTGTCAACCCTATATCCGTGTACATCACAGGTCGGGTTTACTATTAAAAATTACAACTGCGCTTGGAAAGGGTGCAGAGTTTTTATGTCCTCCAAATTTAAGTCTGCCTTTTACATATCTTATCGCGTCTGCTTTCATGGCGTAGTCATGCCACCAGCGAGTGTCTGTGCGGGAAGGCACCAGACAAACCACCGTTGCTCCATCCCCATTTAAAGAGGACTCATACGCTTTACGCATCCACTTACTAATTTCCCTGCCATACGGAGGGTTCATCCAGCATGTACCTCGCCAAGTCTGCGACAGCCCATCGTCTTCTATAGTATAATACTTTTTGCATTTGGCATTAGTTGGATCAGCACATACATCAATATCAAAATGAAACTCATTATTTAATTTATCAAAAAAATCTTGGGGTGTTGCCCATGTATTTTTACGTGAAGAAAAATGCACGTTCATTTAAAGGCCCTCTAAAATTCAGCAAGATAATTAATGAACTCTGGAAATTGAGAGAATACAAAATCCTCTGTTAAATGTGTGCCATCAATGCAGTTAGCTAAAACATAATGAATAAATTTTTGTTTGACCCTATCGCTAGGACAGGGGCATCCAATATGTAAAGCAAATATTTTAGCCCAATAATCCTCAACCACAACCTCGTCTTTTTTGGTCGTCATCATACACCTCGCCGTTTATTAGTTTTTCAAATTCAATAGTAGCTAACGAGTCTATAAACCAAGTATCATCAATGTTTAATTCGTCAGCCCTTTCTACTGCCCTATCTATAGCTGTATCAATAGCCCAATCTTTAAAAGAATTACTCATGCGATAGTTTCCTTATGATATATTATCCAATGCCCATCTGCGCCACTTGCTATCCTCTTCTTCTTCTTCATCTTTAGCACCAGTAACCCCAACTCCAAAAACTATTTCATAAATCTTTTCGCGGAAGTCTGAGTACATACAGATAGGATCTATAACGTCTTCGTCATTCCAGTCAGCCGCAATGCCACCACAAACTACTTCATAAACCTTATCTTTAAATTCTTTATCAGTCATCTCCAGTCCTCCACGTTTTTAGTTACCGGCTTACGAAGAATCCAATTTCGGAACCGTTTTAATTTTAAAGCTACTGATATTCTAAACATAATTAGTTTGATTACTAGTATTTTAAATTTAATTTTGAGTGCTTTTAGTTTCATCTAGGTATTCTCCTAGCCAACCCATCAGCTTGATGTAGCACATAGAACAATAATTAATTTTCTTGTGCGTTACGGAGGCGTGGGTTTTACATCTTTTATTAGTACACTTAATCATTGTAAGGCGGCTTTGCAAGGACGTTACCTGTTAATGAGTAGTCCATATTATGGCCTTCAACATCTATCATCACAATAAGATCGCGGTCATCTGCGTACTCCAGTTTACTCATTACGGCTCGCGCTTCTTCTTCTGAATAATAACACTGGGCCGCTAAACTAGAGCCATCTAACATCCGATATATTACTACGTATCTTTGTTTCATTTTCTCTATCTCGATTTGATTAAAAGTTAGAGCAGTTTTCTGACATGCTCGGGTCTTTGGTTGGGAACACCCACCTCCTATATTATTAGGTTAGAAACCTTTTAAAAATCTATAGACTCTAAAAGATAATCGTTTTACAAAGCGTGTCATCATAACACCTCCCGTAGTTTACGCTGCTAAAAGATATTTGTCAATAGCCTGTGTCGCTCGCTCA